AATCTAAGTGAGCTGTATGTATGAATGTCTATCTCATCATTGTTCTGTGGTCTACTTCTACTAATTGCATTAAATATAGATCCGCAAACAGCATCAGCTAAGTCCTTAGATCCCTTTCTTGGGTGGTCTACTTTGTCTCTCATAATTTTTAATTGAAGTAGTTCATCAATTAGTAGTTTAATTGCTGGACCGCTTAGTCTATCTTCTGCAACAACCATTGCCATGTCATCATAATGTTTTTTAGCAACAGACAAAGTCTCTGTATTAATTCCATATTGTTTTAGTTGTTGCATCATATCATGAGAGTTCCATCTATCGAATGTACACACACGTATTTTAAAACCCTTAGTTCTAAGAGACAAAATATAATCTTTAACTTCTGTAAAATCAACAGACTTATCTGGGGTTGGAGTCCAGTATCTAACAGCATCTACTTCAACTATCGGCGCTGGTTGTGAATAAGTATCAGTCACTTTTACATTTACCCACTTCTGAACATGAGCCATAGCAACAGCACAGTGGTCATGCTTTTGAGCTAAGTCTACGTGCAAGAAATATTCCTTATCTGGATCTGGTGCAAACCAATCTTCAAATCTTCCAAAGTCATCTACTGCTAAAGCCATGTTATTAAATGCCTTTTCAATTTTTTCACGAGACTTAAAAAATGCATCTATGGCTTCTGATGGCATACATGCAAATCTACCTAGAGCATCTGGCGCATTCTTATAAAAAGCTACTTTAAAATCATCAATACTTCTTGTGGGATTAATCTCCCATGTAGGTCTTTTAAGAGCATACATTCTAGGATACTTATAGGACAGGATATGGTCTTCTTCCCACTCAATATCAAACTCGTTACCTTCAGTATTGTCTGGCAAAGAGTCGTCTAATTTAAAATGATGAGTCCTTATTACAACTTCCTTCTCAGCAACAACATCGTCGTATCTTTGCTGAATATAATCGTTCTTATATCTTGGGAACGAAAGCAGAATTACCTTGCCATAGTCTGGAAAACGTGAATCTACTGATGCACGGTACATCTCATATATAAGGCTTCCAGTCTTTGCCTGCTCATGACCTGTTGTGTTCTCTACGCTAAAACCAGAAATTTCATCAAGGATTACGACGATAACGTTATATCCTTCCCAAGCTTCACGCTCTGAGTGGCCTGAGTGTACTGTAATGTTTTTATTAAATTTAATTTCAGAAGCTTTTTCAGTATACTTGCCAACAAACCATTGACACTTATCTATGCGTGTTCTAAATCCTTTAAAGAAAACATTGTTTGCCTGCTGTGCGTTAATAGCAATGTTAATAATATCAATGGAGTCTCCAGGTGGCTTGCCGTAGTATGATGCGGGATCTTTAAGGCATAATAGTAAATATACTATATAGGCAACAGATATAGTGGAACAATAATCTTTTCCAGAACCTTTACCTAGCTGAGCAACAACCTCATTGGCTGTTTGCTTAAACATTCTTTTGCCTTCATCTTCACCGAATAACTTAATCAGTGTGGACTCTTTGTATACCTGAGATGATTTTTCAATTAATGTATATTGATATTCAGAAAGTGGTGGTAGGCCTAAATACTCTGGGCTTGTAACAAATGTTCTTAGATCTACTGGGCGTTCATCAAACTCTTCGCCATCCAGCATATCAATTAAATCATTGAAATTAAGATCCACTAACTTCCTCAATTATCTCTATTGGTTCTACGATACCAGTAATCTGAGAAAGTCTTTTTGCAACATCCATCTTGCACTTAGGGCATGAGGCTGTTACTTCTTTTAATATTTTTACAAGGATATCTTGCTTACGCTCAGTCTCTGCAATTTGATCTGCTAATTCTGCATTATCAAGAAGCCCAACTTCTTGAAGCATGCCAATCCTTTTACCTTCAATATCGGCAATAAGTTTTAGGGCTCCTGATTTAACATTCAGTTGTCCCGCTTGATCTGCATCCTCTACAGTTTTCCACGCCTCTTTAATAAGCATGGCATAGTGTTGGTCAGCTCCTGAGATAGCCTCTTTAGCCCTTTCACGGGCCGCTGTGTCGTTGTGAACGACCTTCTTCCACTCATCTATCAACTCAACTACTTCGGCTCTCTTAAAGCCTGTGACGGTGGCTATTTGGGTAGGATTGTTCCCCTTGAGTAGTTCTGAGACTACTGCGTTCATTCGATCAAAGTGATCAGCTAATTCTATTTCAGACATATGTTAGAGTATACTCTTAGTCGACTAAAAAATCAACTGGATTTAGCTATTTTATATAGAATCAAATACCCAATAAGGTCGTCTATATCATTATCTCCAGCAAATCCTTGGTTATTCTTTACTCTATTTAGTTTATCATCTATGCGAACCTTTAATTGTTCTGTTGCATCTGTTGTTGAAAATATTCTAATTGGGTTCAAGGCTGAGTCTCCATATGATATATTCTTATCAATTAGCATATGGGCAATCTCATGGCATGCCGCCCAGATTTTATTACCAGATGGTGCCCCCACAGAATGCAAATATAAATCACTGCAATTAAACTCTGATACATCTTCAAATACTGGTCTTAACATTACCGCCCCTTTAGAACTGCAATAAAATGATCGTCAATAGGATTATTAGGATCTTGCGTGTGCTCTATGCTATCAATTATAAAATATTTTTCAACTATTGGCAATACCTTGGACTCTGAATGATCTATCCATGTTCTACTATGTAAGACTATTTTATTAGTCATTTTAAAAAGATCTTTCAGGTATGAATCTAGCTCATCATCATCTATATGCTGAAACACCAAACTAGCGAGCACAACATCAAACCTAAAACTTTTAACTGTATCCCAGTCAGATGTATACAGGATATTATTTGATTGATTTTCAATTGGCACTAACGATATCATGCTTGGCAAATCAAATCCTACTACCTTGCTATAGTCTTTAGATAAAGCAATTGTGTTTCTTCCTACTCCACAACCAAAATCTAAAGCGTACTGACTGTGACCATCTGAGCTTTTAGTTAATGATATAACTTCATCGTATACTGGCATATCTTTAAACTCTCCAGTATATCCAGTTAATATTAGATCTCCAGCATCTTCACTAGTGGCGTTTAACCAAGTATCTTTACTCATCTTTTTTTAATTAATCCAAACTTATCTAGGTATCTCTGTATAGTCATTGCAGAGACCTTACACTCATCGGCAATTTCAGTCACCGTTTTCTTTTGAACTACATATCTTCTGTATAGCCAGGTTTGGCTTTCATATAACTTCATCGCTCAGTCAGTACCTTATTTGCATAATGTGCAATTCCAAATGAATCTGCAACGTCAAAATCTGATATATTCAAATTATATTTTTTATTAAAGTAATCTGCGGTTCTTTGTTTACGCATATTACGTAATTGAGTTTTATACCAAGAGTCTGCATAGCCTGGGTTCTTTACCCTTATTGCCTGCTTCTCATCTTTTGTTGGGTTCTTGTTTCCAATATACGCCTGCCAAGAACTAGGGGGTATAGTAATAACGGAAGCACCAGTAGACATAAGCTCAGCGATAACAACGCCATAGACATATGATAATTTTATTACGGCATCAGGAGATCTGACAAGTATTGCTCCTTCTACTGCAATATAATCAGACTTTAATTCATCAAGCATAACGTGCATCTTTACTTTAGCGTCATATATCTTTTCATATATATCCGATCCAACAAATTCAATCTTACCCCATTTGAGTGGCTGATCATTCTCCATAAGACAAAAAGCTACGGAGTTAGTAGAGGCATCAATCCCCAGCACCCTGTTTGCTTTAGTCTTTACAAGATCAGCTAATTTCATCTAGCATCCCTACAATCTTAGATCTTTTAGTTATATCTATTTTTTTCTGGCAGGAAGCACACAAGGAGGTGTCGTTGTATCTACTTAATTGAGCCTTACATTTTTTACAGCCACGAGCAGCACCATTTCTGATAGCTTTCTTTTCATAATACTTTTCCATAATCCTTCTATTGGTTGCTACACGACAACATTCATCAGAGCAATATTTTTGATTATGAGTCTTGGGAGTAAACTCTTTACCATTTAGGCATTCTGCATTGGCACAAATCATAGCTTCGGTACCTTGTATGACTCTATTTGAACTGTTCCAATTAATCCAGAGTAACACTCTTTCTTAATAGGGCAATAAGTACAAGGCATCTTTGACTTTGACGCCCCTGCAGGTTTCATTGGAAGATCTCCGTCTTTAAAGTTATCCCATACTTCACGCATCCATGTAAACGCTTCTTCAATTATTTCAGTATTTTTTTCATTCATTGATACTGGAATAACAATTAATTCCTGAGTATTTTTATTCTCATAAAGAAAGAATCCTTCTTTAGCATTCTTTAGCTTCATGTATGTAAGTAGCTGAAGAAGATGATTTGTAGTAGGCTTCATTTCTGCCTGCCTTGCATCCCAAACTTCTTGCTTTGCTGTTTTAATTTCTCCGATTACAGTCTCGTTGTCATACTCCATAATTAAATCTATAAAGCCACGAATAGGAGGATATTCATTTACAATTTCTTCTTCTTCTGCTCTCCACTCTGGCATAGTCTTAATTAGATTCTGTAGTCTTTCATGAGCCTGTGTTCCCTGCGCCATGTTGGCAACCGCAACAGCATCATTGTCATCAATAAACATTGCGCCACTAAATGCCATATACCAATATCTAGGACAGGTTCCATGGCCGTACCCAAGTGTGCTTGGACTAAATGATTTCTTTGTCATTTCTCCATCGGCACGTTTTGTATTACGATATGACTCATCAAGCAACTGAGCAAATCTTTCTGGATCAAAGTGCTTGCCTGTATGCTTTTTAAACTTAAGGTTCTTTACAATATCTCTAGCCATTATGAGTTGTACCTAACGACATACTTGAGTGCATCTACAAGTTTGTCTATGGACTCCTTTGCTGAATAGTAAATATTCTTTTTATTATTGTTTGTAGTTCCAGCTTTATCTTTTGCAATAGTAGAGTAGTAGGACGCCATCATAGAAAACTTAGTAGACATTGCTTGTAACTCAATGATTAGATATGGAGCTTTAGCTGAAGGAACATCTGGATTCATTAATAGCTTTACCACTATAGCCAAAGCTTTATCCAACTGATCATCACCCATATACTCATGGAGATCATTGAACTCTGTAATAGAGCTAATCAACTCTAAAGTATTTTTATCTTCCGCCATTTTTAGCCTTCTCTCTTTTATCTAACTTGTCTATAAACAATCCCATTGGATAGCCAAAAGCAAATCCAACTAGGATACCTAAAATAAAAATGTCCATTAAGCAAACCTCTGAACAATACCATAGCCTATCCAAAGACCAACAATACCCATGAGACCAGCAAATACTGGAGGGGCTGGAATAGGTAGTTTAAAGATACTGAATATGCCACCTACAGCAACACCAGTGAGCGTGGTATAAATTATTTCTTTCATTACTTTGCCTTTTTATGATTTACTATATACGGACCAACTACTGATCGTATAGTGCCATCTTTGCGAATCTTTACAATCATTCCATTTTTAATAATGGTATCGTTAAACCTACGCTTGTTTGCCATTGTTATCCTCCCAGAACTGTATTAGTTCTTCTAGTACTGCCCACTCTATAATACCAAGTCTAACCTTAGACTCAGTTCCAATAATAATCTTTAGTGCTGGATACATGTCTCTGCTAACTTTAAATGTATCAGTGCATATCTTAGACCACACTGGCTTATTTAAGGTAAAAGAAGATGATGCCTCTTTATAATCTACCAAAAATTGATTCCATTTAGCATCACCCTTTTGATAGTCACCACGCCCACTATTCTTTTGCGCCTTGGCGCCATCACGCTTTACTTCTGATCTTTCAGACATTACTGAACCTTAAAAATTGTCTCATGTCCCTTGGAACATTTCCAAGACATTACTAACTCTATTGGATCCCATGTAGCACCGTTTACATCTTCATCACATTTGCTACATGCTCTAAGCCCGTTAAGCTTTTCTAATTCATATTCTTTCTGCTCAATATTCTTATTAAGGAACTCATCAAGATTTGGCACGAATATCCTCCTGTAGTTTTAAAACTACCTCTGGATTATCACGAAGGTACTGCACCGCTTTTGCCCGTCCTTGAAATCTTTCGCCATTGACGGTGTACCAAGCGCCACCTTTTTCCACGATTCCGCACATTTCTGCAACATCTAATGTTTCTCCTACCGCATCTATACCCAAAGACTCCCCTTGGTAATAAAAGTCGTACTGTCCTGATAAATTAGGGGGGCCGACTTTGTTGTAATCAATAATCCAGTTAACTGGTCTTCCGACTCTTTGTTCGATAATCTTGTCGCCAACTTTAATGCCAGCCTTAATAGAATTAGCCTCAGCTTCAGACGACCAGAGTTTAATGACTGTGGAAGAAAAGAACTTGACTGCCATGCCACCTGTGGGGATGTGACTAGCATGCATAGATCCAAACTGATTTCGTTGTTGTGAGATGAGAACAAGTAGTGTGTTTTTGTTTGCATAATTTAACATCTTGACTGCGTGGGTCATATCCTTTGCTTCAGCGCCGATTTGCTTTGTGTCTTGCAAATCTTTCATTTCGTTTCCATCTTTTTCAAAGTAGATGGCTGGAAGTAAGGCCGAAATAGAATCTACTACAATCATATCAACGCCTGCATCCATAAGTTTAGTTGCAACATCCACCATATCATTAACGGTTTTTGCTGGTGAATAGATTAATTTTTCAGAATCTACTCCTAGCAATTCTGCCCATGCTGGATCGTAGGAATGCTCAGCATCAATCCAGGCACAAGTCTTGCCTTCTTTTTGAGCAAGGGCAATCATCTGTAAGCAGAAAGAAGACTTTCCAGCAGACTTATTTCCCCAAACAAGAATCTGTCGTCCATATGCAAGTCCGCCCTTCAAGGCTAGGTTGAGACCTATGCTTGGGGTTGTCTGCTTATCTACATTTACATCTACTGCTGATTGAACTCTTGCTCTTGTTTTCGGATCTAATTTTGCTAATATATCATCTAATTCGATTTTCATTATTATTCTTTCTTCTCTCTACTTATTATATCATTAAAAAAGGTTGCCGTGAAGTCTTGGGCGCTCTTTATTTTTATTTACTTTAGCTTCTAAAACTTCGTCTAGGCTATGAAGAATCTGTTCTTCATTTCTCATTGCTGCATAAACATCCAAAAGGCGAATAATAACATCTGCCATTTCTTCTACTACCTTTTCAGATCCATGGCTCTTTCTAATTGCTTCTAGTACTTCAGTAACTTCTGAATGTACGAGTGCAAGTTTGTTTCCAATCTTGTCATGAGAATATTCTCCATCCCAAAACCCCTTCTC